ACTTGGTAACATGTTAGGACAAGGATTTTTCAATGAAAATGCCAGAGAAAATATTCCAAATAATTATTGGATTGTTTGGGAAGATTATTTAGAATTCATGAAACTGTTGAATAATAAAATTGTTAATTGGCTTTTGAATAGTTCTAAATTAGTTAAAAGAGAATTTTTATCTGGGTTACATTGTCACAGATTAAAATTCGACAATAAAAATGGAATAATTTACATTAATTTGAGAATTTTTACTAATATAAACATTGAAAGTGTTATTATGGAATTATACAATGAATTTAATATTCACTATTATTGTGAAAATAATATCATAAAAATAAGTGGGACAGAAAATATTGTAAGATTTTACGAGACTATTGGTATTTCTTATAACAATGATTTAAATTCTTTGATTGGATGTTTTGTTGAAAAATCCAAATGTAAAAATAAAATAGAAATAAAATCTATCAATAATATCATTTTTGTGCCTATAAAAGATATTGTAGAAGTTGAAAATTGTCTAATATCTGATATAACAACAGAATCAGAAAATCATAGTTTTATAGGAGGAGATAATTTTGCTGTTCATAATTCAGCTATGGGAAAACAGGCAATGGGAATTTATGCAACAAGTTATACCAAAAGATTAGATACATTAGCACATGTTCTTTATTATCCCCAACAACCAATAGTAAATAACAAATTAATGAAACTTTTACCATCCGATAAAATGCCAGCCGGAATAAATGTTATTGTGGCTATAGCGTCACATACTGGATACAATCAGGAAGATTCTATAATAATGAATCAATCATCCATTGATAGAGGATTGTTCAAATCCACATTTTATAGAACATACAAAAATGATGAAAAACGAAGTCATGTGTCTGGTGAAGATGAGAGTTTCTTCAAGCCACAAAAAAAAAATACAAGAGGAATGAAATATGGAAATTATGATAAACTACAAAATAATGGATTTGTACCAGTAAATACAAAAGTTGTTGGAAATGACGTTATAATTGGAAAAATTATTCCAGTGGAAGATCCAGAACCTTTGAGTTCAATAAAATATCGAGATAACAGTACTTTACTAAGAGCAAATGAGTCGGGATATGTGGACAAGGTGTACATTTCTAGGAACAGTGATGGTTACCGTTTTTGTAAGGTTAGAGTGAGATCCAACAGAACACCACAAATAGGTGACAAATTCTCTTCAAGACATGGCCAAAAAGGAACGGTTGGAATGACTTATCATCAAATAGATATGCCTTTTTCGAAATCTGGCATGGTACCTGATTTGATAATTAATCCACATGCTATTCCAAGTAGAATGACTATAGGTCAATTAATGGAATGTTTGACTGGAAAAGCATCGAGTGTGTTGGGACAATATGGTGATGGAACACCCTTTTCAGACATAACTGTTAATGAGATAGCAGATGTTTTAGAAAATGAATGTGGATTTTACAAATATGGAAATGAAGTGTTGTATAATCCCAAAACTGGAGAACAATTAAAAATGTCTATTTTTATGGGTCCAACCTACTATCAGAGATTAAAACACATGGTGGAAGACAAAAGACATTCACGTGCATTGGGACCAAATGTTATTTTGACTCGTCAGCCTTCCGAAGGAAGGACTAGAGATGGTGGGCTAAGGTTTGGAGAAATGGAACGTGATTGCGAAGAAGGCAAAACCCCTGTTGTTAAAGACTGTGGCCTCAGTGTAATGATAGAAAATATGGAAGATTGTGACAATGAAGTTTTGGGATGGTCAGAAAAAGAAAATGGATTAATTAAAGCAACACAAACACATTTTATGTGTAAAGGAGAACGTGAATGTGTAGATGTTTATTTAGATAATGGAGTTAAACTTACTTGTACTCCAAAACATCTATATTTAACAAGTGATAATAACTGGGTCATGGCAAAAGATTTGATTGGAAAAGAAGTTAAGGCTAGTGTAAATTATCCAGTAATTAATATCAAAGAAGAAATAGACGAATGTAATGGATGGACTTTAGAATTTGGAGATTATAAATTAGAAACTAATAATAAAGAAAATTATTTATGTTCTTTGAGATTTGCCAGAATTATTGGTTATTTGATTACGGATGGTCATCTATCATTTAAATATAAATATGGATGTCTACTCTTGGGTCATATGTTAGATGTTGAACAATGTTTTGATGATTTGAGTAAGTTCCAGAATATTATCCAAGAAAATTTTATTCATAAAAATTTATTTGAGGTGAGATTTCGTCAACATTTCACAAAAAGCCTTCTTAAACTCAAAGGTCTCATACATGGTAAAAAATCCACTCAACCAGCAGTATTACCAGAATTTATTATGGATGAAAATTGTCCCAGACCTATTATTAGAGAATTTCTAGCAGGATTGTTTGGTGGTGATGGACATACATGTTATTTAGGAATACATCGTGGTAAAAGAGATTTAATGACTTCAATTTCCTTTTCACAAACTAAATCAGAAGAATATTTAGATTCATTATATAAAATGATGGAGGATTTACAAGGATTGCTCAAAAAATGTGGTATTCATAAAACAACAATTCAAAAACATAAGGAAACTTCACATTCCAAAAAAAATACAAAAGAAAACAAACATTATCAAGTTCTTCTACATTTGGACATTTCAGAATTAATTCCATTTTCAGAAAAAATAGGTTTTAGGTATTGTTGTCACAAGTCACAGAGATTAGCTGCTGGAGTTGCTTATAGAAGACTTAGAGAAAACACAGTAAGACAACGAGAATGGCTATCAAGACATGTTGATAAATTAACAAATTTCTCAGAAATCAAAAGAGATAATCCTAAAAAAATAGTTAGAACTAAAAAAGCTATTCAACAAGCAGTAGAAGAATTAAAAAAAACAGAACCTCTTATTCATAAATATGCTATTCCCACAAGACATTCTCTTCAAGAATATTTGATAGATGGACGAAAATTTAGTAAATTTAGGAATGGAAAATTCCCAACCGCAGAAGAATATATGAAACAAATAGGAGCGTATGAATGGTTCACAGATAAATCTTATGGAGTCAGCAGAGATCGAAAGAGCTTACCAACTATGAATATTAAAGTTATTGGTATTTATCCAGCTGGGAAACATAAAGTTTATGATATCCAAGTAGATAAAGTTCATTCATTTTTGGCTAATGGAGTTGTGGCACATAACTGTATGATAGCACATGGGTCTACATCATTTGTCAAAGAAACATTATTAGACAGATCAGACAATTATAAAGCATTCAGTTGTAAATTATGTGGAAGTATAGCATCTGTTAATGAAAAGAAATTTATATATCACTGTAAAAATTGTGATAATTTCTGTGAATTTTCAGAACTCAGAATTCCGTACGCGTACAAATTATTTGTTCAAGAATTAGAAAGCATGTCTGTTACCTCTAAATTTAATGTTTAACAAAATTATTATTAAGTAAAATCATTTTTTTGATGGACTGATTTTTTTTCAGATATTCCAACATTTAAATTTTACATGGACAATTAGTATGAATTGTCTCCATTATGGCTTTTGATATATCAAAAATTTTTTTTTTCTCCGGACCATTCTAATATTTCCAATATCCTTTGATGGACTGAACATATTTATTAAAAATTTTAGTTTTGATTTATAACCATACATGAAGCCTAAATAAATATATTTTTCGACAAATATTAATTGAAACCATTATATGAATATAATAAAGTCCATTAAAGGATATGTTATTTCCATACATGTTTTTAACATGAATGTTAATACCTTTTTAGCCAAAATATTTTTACTTGACTGTTGTACACGGTAATAAAAAAAACATTATTTCAATTCCTGGTTTTTCAATGGAATCTTTCCATGATGTCAACAAATAAATATGTTGTGTGCTCATTGAATTTTCCACAAACTCATCGAAATAATCATAAAACAAAAAAATGATTTATTTGATTAATTCATCTTCAATTTACATTTGGTTTTAAATTTTATCTTTGGTAATTCTTCCGACTGTTCCCATGAATTTTCTAAATAATTCATTTTCATTTTGTAAATAATTATTTTGAGAATTTAAATTATCATTGTTAATTTTTAATTTTTTATTTTTAATTTCCAATTTTTCATTTTTAGTTCCTAAATAATTATTTTCAAATTTCAAATTATTCTTCTCAATTTTGAATTTTTTATTTTCAGTTTCCAATCTATTATTTGAAGTTTTCAAATTGTCATTTTGATTTTTTGATTTTTCATTTTCAGTTTCCAATTTTTTATTTTTGGTTTTCAAATCATCATTTTCAGTTTCTAATTCTTCATTTTCAGTTTCCAAATTATCATTTTCAATTTCCAAATTATTCTTCTCAATTTTAAATTTTTTATTTTTAATTTTCAAATCATTATTATCAGTTTCTAAGTTTTCATTTTTGGTTTTCAAATCATTATTATCAGTTTCTAAGTTTTCATTTTCGGTTTCCAAATCATCATTTTCAATTTCCAAATTATTTTTTTCAATTTTGAATTTTTCATTTTCAATTTCCAAATTATTTTTTTCAATTTTGAATTTTTCATTTTCAATTTTAAATTTATTATTTTCAATTTCCAATTTATTATTTTCAATTTTGAATTTTTCATTTTCAATTTCCAAATTATCACTTGAATTTTTCAAATTGTTATTTTGATTTTCCAAACCACAATTCATGTTTTCAATTTTATTATTGATGGCTTCTAATATACCATTTTTATTTTTTAAATCTTTATTTTTGGTTTCTAAATCAATATTTTTAATTTCCAAATTTTCAATGTGTTTTCTTAATTTTAAATTTTCATCATTTAATTTATGATTGTTATTTTTTGTGTTTTTATCTGAATTTGTTAATATTTGATTTTCAATATCCAAATTTTTATTTTTATTCTTGAAACATAATGATTCTTTTTTAGTTTTATCCAGTTTTTTTAATAAAACATCTTTATTAATTTTAAGATTATTGTAGTTAATTTTTAATTGACTTAATTTAAGTGATAAATTTTTATTATTGATATTTTCTTGTTTTGTGACATCGTTCAATGAGGAATATCTATTTTTTAAAATAACAATGTCATTTTTTAATTTGGAAATATAATTTTTATTTTTTTTCAATTCATCATTTTTATCATCCAGAATAATTTTTAGTTTTGTTTGAGATTTATTTTTATCATTTTCCATTTTGTTTTTTTCATTTGTTAATAATACTATTTTTTTAAGACTTCTATTCAAAATATTAACATAATCTGGAATAAATTTTGCTTGAAAATAGATTTTATGTTTATTCAAAACTTCTAATTTCCAATTTAATACATCATTTTTTTCAACATTTGTGAATAAAACATTATCATTTCCAATATTTTTAGCTAAATTATCTTCAAAAATTAGATCACCATCTATTTTTTTATTTGAAATAAAATTGATAGAAATTTCATCATTTAAAATAAAATGTTGTTCTTTTCTAAGCGTAAATTGACATATTCCTAATGATGGAGCTTTAAAAGAACCCTTAGCTTTATTAATCAAATTGGTGTATTCAGGTGTCCAAATATCTATTTTGGATGAATTTTTAATAATATTTTCATTATTTTCATTTTGGATCAATTCTTGAAATGACATGATTTTATTTAAAGTTTGCAATTCCTCAATTTTCATATTAGTATATGTAACATGTCATTTTAAATAATTTTCACAATTTATAAATTTTAAATTTGACCAATTATAAAATATTCATATGTTGAATGATTTTTTCAAATATCTGTAATTCATGAAAATTAAGAATCAATCCAAATGATTTAAGGATTTACATATTAAAATTTATCTAAATGTCTGATTTTTTTTCATATCTGACATCCAGTACAATATCAGCAATAACAACCAAAACTGTTGTTGCTCCCTTGGAAAGAGTAAAAATTCTAAAACAAGTTCAATCTTATTATTCTCATGAAAATTACACAAATATTTTTCAATCATTAAAACATATATACAAAAATGAAGGTTTTAAGGGATATTTCAAGGGAAATTTATCAAATATTACAAGAGTTATTCCAAATTATGCCATAAAATTTCCAATGAATGATATTTATAGAAACATTTTAAAAAAAATATTAAAAATAAATAATCTGAATTATTTTCAATTATTATCATGTGGTATTTTATCTGGACTAAATTCAGTTATATTAACATTTCCATTAGATTTGGCAAGAACAAGAATGACATTGGATAAAAATATGGCGGATTATACATCTTTGTTTGATTGTGGAAAAAAAATAGTTAAAAAAGAAGGTATTTTGGCTTTATATAAAGGAATATCAATATCATGTGTAACATCACCATTGTACATTGGATTACAATTATCGTTGTACGATGAATTTAAAAATAATTGGTTTGATAATAAATTACTATCAGGTGCTTGTGCTGGAATAATAGCACAATCATTGATGTATCCAGGAGATACCATTAAAAGACAATTGCAAATCAATGGATTGGATGGAAATAAAAAAAAATATAATAATTTACATGGATGTATAAAACATATTTACAAAATTTATGGAATTCGTGGATTTTATCCAGCGGTTGGAACAAATATGATAAAATCTATACCAGAAACATCTGTCCAATTTTTTATTTATGATTATTGTAAAGAATTGTTTTCCAACTAAAAAAACACAATATTTTGAAATATTCTTGATATCATTTAGTTTTATTGTTTATCTTAATCTAAGAACTAAATGAAGTGTGGATTCTTTTTGAATGTTGTAGTCAGACAATGTTCTTCCATCTTCCAATTGTTTTCCAGCAAAAATCAATCTCTGTTGATCAGGTGAGATTCCTTCTTTATCAGATATTTTCCTTTTGATATTTTCGATGGTATCATCTGTTTCTACTTCAAGTGTTATGGTTTTTCCTGTCAATGTTTTTACAAATATTTGCATTTTGTGTACTCAAACATATTCCAATATCTTTAAATCAATTTTGTGTTTTTTGAATGGTCAAAAGACTTAAAAATTCAAATTTGATATTTTGTCCAAAACAATTTCATTATTGGAGAATTTACAATCAACTTGATTTTTTGAAAAAACAACTATTTTCTGTTTTTTGGTAAAATGAATTTCATATCTAAAAAATCAAATATGTCTTTTTCTGTTTCTATTTTTTTTTTTCCTATAATATATTCTATTTCATCTTCATTAATTCTTTTTTTTGTTCCTTTATAAGTGATATTATATTCATTGAGAGAATAACCAAATGTTAAAGCTTTATGACGCATTCTAATATTAAATTCTCCTGAACCAGTAAAATATAACAAAGCAAATGGATAATCTTCTTTGGAAGTTTCCACAATGTCTAAATGACGAAATCTTTTGGATTTTTTTATTTTAGTTATTCCCATAAATTTTTTTTTTCCATTTGCCAAAACTTCTTTGATAATTCCCATTCCTTCAAGTTCATTGACAATCATGTTCAAAGAAGTTCCTTGTGGATGATTAGAAGTAATGAGCAAATCAATATCACCACTGTTTAAAACACCTCTTCTATAAGAACCTGCTATATTTATACAAATATTTAGTCTTTTTCCCATTTCTTTGAAAATATTTTGATATAAATCAATTTCTTTTCTGGGAATTCGTGTCAAAAGATCTTCATAATATTTTAAACCTATTTTTTGTTTAATATTTAGTATTTGAGGATTAATTTTTATTTGTTTCCTAAGTTCTGATATGCTATAAATCCCTCGAGAAACAAGTTGTTTTGCTTTAGAAGGACCAATGGCATAAATACTTTTGAATATTTTTTCTGCTTGGATTTCTGGACTTATTTTATAACTCATTACTTCTTTGAGTTTTCCAGTATCTAAAATTTCTTCTATTTTTCTTAAAATTTTTTTAGGATTCGAGAAACCATTTTTAATCAAAAGAATTTTATAATCCATCAAAGTAAAATTCTTTGTGTCATGAAGTTTTAAAATTCCAATAGCTTTATTATAATTTCTGATTTTAAAAATTCCAGATTTTTCACCCGAAGATTTGACTTTATCAATTAGTTTTTTGAAATTACTAATTATGGTATGTTTTGTCATTTTGTGTTGTTGAAAAAATGAAAAAATCAAATCAAATTTATTCTTGTACTAATTGGGATATTAATACAAGAATCCAGTTATGAAAATTTTGAACTTTGATCATAAAACCAATGAACCATCTTGTACAAAGATATTATTACAACCCAACATTTATTCTTTGAATGGACCACACAAGATTTATCAAATATTCATACTTCATGGTTTTTACCAACCATTAAAAAAAATAAATCTGTTCGGTTCATGGAACAAAAATCATAGGAGATGAATGGTTTCATAAACTACCGGTTTAAAATAAGTAAATAAATATGGGTAAAGATTGCTCAGGTTTTTGGGCAAACTGAGTTTATGATTTGTAACATTTGTAATAATTTCATAAATCTTGATCAGTTCTGTTCAAATTTCAATTTAATCAAAAGATTTAAAAAAATATATATTTTTAATATAATGAATAAAATTTTGGATCCTAACAATAACAAAAAATATGACGTGATGCCAAACAGTGATAAAATAATTTTAAAAAAATATATAAAACATTTTTTATGGGATAAAAATATTGCGGATATTCATTCCATATTTGGGGGGAACAGTGAAAAAGGTTGTGAAAGTGTTGGTGAGGATGGTGAGGATGGTGATAATGGTGAGGATGGTGATAATGGTGATAATGGTGAGGGTGGTGAAGGTGGTGAGGGTGGTGAAGGTGGTGGTGAGGATGGTGATAATGGTGATGATGGTGAATATGGCGAGGGTGATAAAAGTGTTGGTGAGGATGGTGATAATGGTGAGGGTGGTGAAGGTGGTGAGGATGGTGATAATGGTGAGGGTGGTGAATATGGCGAGGGTGGTGAATATGGCGAGGGTGGTAAAAGTATTGGTGAGGATGGTGATAATGGTGATGATGGTGAAGGTAGTAAAGGTGTTGGAGATTCTGCTGTTAGAACTTTTATAAACAAATATATCGAATATTTTGTTCAAATAATAAAGATTTTAAAACTCAAAACTGAAAATGTCAGAGTGGAAATTGAAAACAAAAGATTGAAGATTGCAAATGACAAAAATTCTAAATACACAACAAAATGTTTAGACACAATTTCTCAATTTGAAGAATTAATAAATAATAATAAAGAAATCATCAATAAAAATAAATTGACCATTGATTTATTAAATAACAGTATCAAAGAACACAAAAATATTTCCAAAAAACAAATCAGTATTATTGAAAAATACATGAACAATGAAACTGAACATTTGAAAAAAATAAATCATCAAGAAAAAATCATAGATGAACTATCACACAAATATATTGATGAATTTGATAAAAAAGAAATTATCATTAGTAAATATTGCAATAATGAAGAAATTTTATCAAAAAAAATAAATAAAAATAAAAATATTATTTTAGATTTTCAAAATAAAACAAAAAAATTAGAAGAAGAAAATAATGATTTAACCAAACAAAATAACAAATTGAGTGAAGATTTAATGAAACAAAAAGATATGAATTATTCATTGGAACAAGATTTGGAAAAAAATGGAATAGAAAATAAAAAATCAAATAAAACTATTAATAAATTAAATGAAATCATTACAGAACATGAAAAAAATAAAAAAATGATTGGATTTAAATTGATTATCAAACAAAAAGTTATCAGTGAACAAAAAAATATAATTAATGAACAAAAAAATAAAACACAAGAATTAAAAAATAAAACAGATAAATTAAAAAATAAAACGGATGGAAATATGATTCAAATCAATAAACAAAAAAATAAAATTATTGAACAAAAAAATAAAATAGATAATTTAAATAATAAGTACAAAAATAAATTTTTTGAGTTGGAAAATGAAGCTGACAAACAAAACAAAATTATTTCAAATAAAGATAATATCATTGAAGGACAGAAAGAAATTATCAAAAATAAAAATAAAACGATTTTGTCTCAAAATAATGTTTTAAAATCACATAATTACACCATTGATAAATTAAATAATATAATTAATGGATATAAAAAAAATATTTGTGTACATGGCTGGAAATCTGGTTTATCAAAACTTTCAAAATCAGAAAATAGTGCTGGTGCTCAAAAAAATATAATCAATGAACAAACTGGCATAATCAATAAACAAAAAAATTTGGTTAAAAATCAATGTGAGATAATCAAAAAATGTAAAATAGATGAAATTCATTATTTAGGAACAATTAATAAACAAGAGTCTCTAATAAAAAAATTGAAATTGGATTTCACAAAAAAAATAAAAGAACAAGAAATTAAACATGTGAAAATCATTAATGAACATGAAACATCAGTGTTAAAATGTAAAAAAAACATGAAAAATGACACAAAATATTTAGAAAAATTAAATAACCAAAATATGATTATTAATGAACAAAAAATTATTATTAATAAATCCCAAAATGACAAAATCAAAATGAAAAAAATGTCAAATGAATTATCCAATTTAAAATTGATATTAAAACTAAAAAATAAAGACATTGAAATTCTTGAAAAAAATAATAAAAAATCACAAATAAATATTCAAGAATCAAAAAAACTAATGAATAAAAATATATTTGAATTATCAGAATTCAAAATAAAAAATGATGATTTACTAAAGAAATATGAAATTATCAATAGTGAATTAATAAATCTTAAATCAATATTGAGTCTAAAAAATAAAGATATAATAAATTCAGATAAAATAAATAGTGAAATATTAAAGAAATATAAATATTTTTCAAAAAAATTAAAAGAAACAAAAAAGGATATTATGGATATGTTAAAAAATGATTATAAAAATCATTTTGAATATTATTCTCCATTTCGTAATGATGTAAAACAAATATTAACTGACGTTGGACATAAAATAGAAAATAAATTAGATAAATTACAAAATGTTCATGAATCATGAATAACTGTTAATATTGAAGATTGTCACGAATAGATTTTTTGTTAATTTGCGTTTTAGTTTAAAGATTAAAATATGATATTTATCTATAAACAATATGGAAAAATTCAGAGAAAAATGGGAATCAAAAAACAACGAATTAATCGAAAATTTAGAAAAATTTTATAACAAAGGAAATTCATCGGCAGGAACCAGAGGTAGAAAAAATGCTCAAGAATTAAAACAATTGTTACATTCTTTAAGAGTGGATGTTCTTGCTCTTCAGAAATTAAGAAAATCTCATAAAAACAAATAAACAGGACAAATCAATATAAATTTTTTTTAACGATTCCAATAACTTTTTTTCCATTTATTTTTAATTCTTTTTTTTTTTTGAAGATCTTTAGAAATATTTTCAACATGGGATTTATACAAACAAGAATTAATTTTCATGTATTTTTCAAGGGTGGGATTCAATTGATTTTTACTAGAATTATTTGAATCATCATTCCATATTTTAACAATACAAAAACCTTTTTTAGGACTAAAAGATAAACCATTAATTTTTGATGAAATATTTGAACTAATACATATATTTTCACCAACAAGATAAAATGTTAGAATTTTCCATAATTCATCAATTTTTTTATTATCAACTTTAAATGACCAACAACCTCCAGGTTTGTTATTTTTATCTTCCCACATAGGGTAAATATATTCATACTTATCTTTTTTTCTCATGATAAAAAACATTGAAGAATCAAGATTTGGTAAATTATTTTTCCATGTATTCAAAAATTTAAAATAACTCTCAAGCGAGTCAAATTCAAAGACATTTTTGTAACTTTTCAAATTCCAATTATTATCACTTGGATTATGATACCAAATTGCCCATGAACTATGTGTTTTATGTTCATTCATCCTTGAATTAAAAATTAAAAAAATCTTTAAATGATTTCAAATTTTTCAATAATTTAAATTTGTCCAAGTCAACTACAAAAAATATATCTGTATTAAAATATTTTAATAATGTAAAGTAATTATGGAAATTCCAATTGTGTTAGGGATAATAGCTTTAGGATATGGATTGTCACAAAAATCATTGGATAAAAAAAAAACATATAAAAATGAAAATTTTTTTGATAATCAAACAAATATTTATGAAAATAATCGTTTTGATAAAGTTCAATCACAGAACAGAAATATCATAAGTAATTTTCATGCTCAAAGTAAATTTCCAATTAAAACAAATGTAATTCCAGAACAAATGAGCAGTAATATTCACAATAATAATAATAATTCTCTGTTGTATTTACAAAGACCAGAAAACACAAGACAAGTGGTTCAAAGAGACACAATAACAGAAAATTTTGGAAATAATGTTGTGAGTAATTTAAGTGGAGAAACCATGACAAAAGATGAATTTAAACATAATAACATGGTTCCATTTTTTGGATCAACAATAAGACAAAACACAGATCAAAATAGAACAAGTTCTATATTGGAACATCATACAGGTGTTATGGAAAACTACACAAGTAAAAAAGAACAAGCACCATTATTTAAACCAACAATGGATATGGGAAATGTGTATGGTACTCAAAATCAATTTGACAGAGAATTGGAAAGGTATATCACAAGTCAAAAAAAAACTAATGAACTACCATTTGAAAAAATAATGGTTGGTCCAGGATTGAACAAAGGATATGGTTCAGATCCAAGCGGTGGTTTTCACAATCCAAATACACGTGATTTTATTCTTCCAAAAACAATAGATGAATTAAGAGTCAAAAATAATCCTAAAATAACATTTGAAGGTAGAATTATTTCTGGAAAATCAATCAATAAAAGAGGACAAGAAGGAATAACAGTTAAAAATAGACCAGATACTTTTTTTGTTAACACACCTGATAGATACAATACAACTGTTGGATCATACACAAAAAATGTTCCAAGACCATCAATATATATAAAAGATACAAATAGAAAAATTACACGAGAATATCATGGGAATGCTGAAGCTATTCTAGGAAAGAAAAATAAGGTTAGACCAAAAATCAGAAAATCCACAAAACCAAATTTTGGTGATTATGGTTTGAGAAATTTAGGTTCAAGTGATAAATGGATCAATGAAGAATTTGGTGATTATGGCAAAAAAACTATTGATTTAAAAAACACAGAAAGAAACATTACTGGAAAAAGAACCCATACATCCAATATTACAACTTTGGTAAAAGCAATAGTTACTCCTGTAATTGATTTGATGAAAACCACAAGAAAACAAAATGTTGTAGGGAACATAAGACAGTCAGGAAATTTACAAATGAAAGTCCACAAACAAACTATTTATGATCCAAATGACATAGCAAGAACTACCATTAAAGAAACCAATATTCATAATAATAGAAAAGGAAACATAGCTGGACCCAAAAAATTAATGACATATGATCCAAATGACATAGCAAGAACTACCATTAAAGAAACCAATATTCATAATAATAGAAAAGGAAACATAGCTGGACCCAAAAAATTAATGACGTATGATCCAAATGACATAGCAAGAACTACCATAAAAGAAACCAATATTCATAATAATAGAAAAGGAAACATAGCTGGACCCAAAAAATTAATGACGTATGATCCAAATGACATAACAAGAACTACCATAAAAGAAACCAATATTCATAATAATAGAAAAGGGAACATGGCTGGACCCAAAAAATTAATTACATATGATCCAAATGACATAGCAAGAACTACCATAAAAGAGACCAATATTCATAATAATAGAAAAGGG